GTTAGGATCGTAAAACCTTCAAAGACCCTCAAAGCTTTTAGCAGTAAGGTTTACAGCAATTTTAGCTGCATCACTTAGATTTTAGAGTTATCCACAGGTTATAAACAAGCAAAAAGGCCACAAAAAACCCCAACTTAACAGACCCCCAAACCTCATTAATTTTTATAGCTTGTTAACACCTCACAGATGACCCCTCAAATACTCGGAAGACCTGCAAAGCTTGGGGAGTTTTTAAAGTTCTTTAGGGCTTCCAGGTTTTCACGTCTCGGGTCTTTAAAGTCTTCTAGGACTTGTTAACTTCTCAGGGCTTGGTGGTTTTCTTTGTTGCTTTGGCTAGCTCTTCAAAGTCTGCCAAGTCTTGAAAGTCTAAGAGACAGGGGGCAGGCGACCACCCCCATAGCCATGTATATATGCTAGTGGTCAAATATTTTATGGAACTTTTCGGTGTTAAGCAGGACTAAAAAATCGCCCCCAACCGAGCATGAGGTGCTGTTGGTCGAGGGAGGCTTCATAGACTATATAGACCCCCCACGGACACATCCTCATTATACAGTTGAGATAGTGTTTTGTCAATAGATTTTGGCGAAAAACTTGACAAGTTTGACAGCACCTCTATAATATATAAGCATGAGTGCCTTAACAACCAGAAAACTAACTGACAAGCAAGAGAAGTTCTTGCAACACGTAGTAGATACAAAGGGTAACTTAAAGCTCTCAGCCGAACTCGCAGGCTACTCAGGCAATCACTATCAAGTTATAAACAGTCTTAAAGAGGAAATTATTGATTTGGCCTCGAATGTACTTGCAAGGGAAGCACCTTCAGCAGCTTTCAAGCTTGTAGAGTTAATGCACAGCGATGAAGCCGTGCCTCAAGCTAATGTAAAACTACAAGCAGCACAAACTTTATTAGATAGAGTTGGTGTTATCAAGAAAGAAAAACTTGACATTAATCACAATGTTACAGGAGGGATTTTTATTCTTCCAAAAAAAGAAACCATAGACTTATCAGCCGATGATGGGGAATATACCGAAGTCGATGGATGATAGAATATATGCTACTGAATTTTTAGAAGATGACCCTAGAGTTGTTTTGGGGCCATTTATAAAAGCAGGTACATATAAAGAAGCACAAAACTTAGCAGAACACTACGGTCTTATTATCGTGGGTGAAGTTACAGACTTTGTGCCACAACAGGAGGTCACTTTACACTAATGCCAAAGAAAAAAGCAAAATCAAGAGTCAACGAAGCAGGTAACTATACCAAGCCAAGCCTACGAAAACGGATTTTTAACCGTATCAAAGCTGGTGGTAAAGGTGGTAAGCCTGGACAATGGTCAGCTCGTAAGGCTCAGATGTTAGCCAAAGCCTATAAGAAAGCAGGTGGAGGTTATAAATGACATTAAAAAAGTCTCAACTATCTCTAAAGAAGTGGGGCAGACAAAAGTGGCGAACTTCAGATGGTAAACCAAGCAAAGGTAAGAAAAGATATTTACCTGATGCAGCTTGGAAGGCTTTGAGTCCTGCTGAAAAGAGGGCAACTAACAGAGCTAAAGCAGCAGGTAATAGAAAAGGTAAGCAATTTGTTAAACAACCTAAAAAAATTGCTAGAAAAACTAGAGCATACAGGAAATAATGGCTAAGAAAAAAGACCCTAGGTTAGCTAGAGCAGGTGTATCAGGTTATAATAAGCCTAAACGAACACCTAAACACAAAACAAAGTCGCATATTGTTGTTGCAAAAGAAGGTGATAAGATTAAAACTATCAGATTTGGACAACAAGGTAAAACTGGCGACAGGACTATGACAAAAAGAGCTAAGTCTTTTAAGGCTAGACATCGTGCAAACATAAAAAAAGGTAAGATGTCAGCAGCTTATTGGGCTAATAGGGTAAAATGGTAAGATGCCTCAAATTGGTAGCGATGACAAACACAATGCTGTTCCGTTAAGACGGAGTATTTATAGAAATGCAGCAGGTAAAGGTGCAAAGCCTAGACCTAGAGAAGTTTCTAAACAACAATACGAAGATAACTGGGACAGAATATTTGGTAAAAATAAGAATCAAACCAAGGAGCAGTCCTGAGTTATGCTTAAGACCTTTTTAGAATATAAAAATCGTTATTTCATCTAGGTAATGTCTTCTAAAAGGGCAGCTTTTTATTATGTCTAGTATTCCTCCTAACTATATCAAGAAAAAATCAGCAACCATTCCATTTGGTTACGAAGTTAGCGAGGTCAAGGGCTATCTCAAGCCAATCCCAGAGCAATTAGAAGCTCTTAACAAATATCTCAAGTGTATATACACAAAAGTTTACTCATTACGTGAGGCATCTACACTATTGTCTGAAGAAACAGGCAGAAAGATTAGTCATGTAGCATTAAAGAAACATTTAGAAAAAGATTTGTGGGAAATTTTCCCTGAAGAGTACGAAACCAACGAAGATGGCTCGTTTGTTTTAACAGATGCAGGTAAACCTAAGAAAAAAACAGGAAGACCCAAGGGAGTTACGTCTCAATACAACTATTCAGCAGAACAAAAAAGAAAAATAAAACTTCGACAGCAGAAAGCTAAGATACAGAAGGAGAAAAAGAAACTTGCCAGACAAGAACAGAAGATTAAAACAGAAGAAGAAGTTATCACAAAGGTTACGGAGGACACGTCATCTAAACTGGTCACAGAAGATGAACTCGAAGAAACTACAGAGACAATCAGAGACACAATAAAAGATAGTAAAGTTATCTTTCACCCTAACGAAGGCCCACAAACAGATTTTTTAGCAGCAGGTGAGAAAGATGTGCTATATGGAGGAGCAGCAGGAGGTGGTAAATCTTATGCCATGCTAGTTGACCCTCTAAGATATGCACATAGAAAAGCACATAGAGCTTTAATACTTAGAAGGTCTATGCCAGAACTAAGAGAACTTATAGATAAGTCCAGGGAACTATATCCACAGGCTTTCCCTGGTGCAAAGTTTAGAGAAGTAGAGAAGTTGTGGAACTTTCCTAGTGGTGCTAAGATAGAATTTGGTTTCCTTGAACGAGATGCTGATGTTTACCGATACCAAGGTCAAGCTTATTCTTGGATTGGCTTTGATGAAATCACACATCTCCCAACAGAATTTAGTTGGAACTACCTTGCATCTCGTTTGAGAACCACAGACTCTGAGATAGAAACATATCTTAGATGTACAGCAAACCCTGGTGGTGTTGGTTCTCAATGGGTAAAGAAAAGATATATAGAACCACATGAACCTAATCAAAGTTTTGAAGGTAAAGACGGACTAACAAGAAAGTTTATTCCTGCTAAGTTAGCTGATAACCCTTACTTAGCTAAGGATGGTGTATATGAAAAGATGTTGGAATCTTTACCACCTATACAAAGACGACAATTACTAGAAGGAAACTGGGATGTAGCAGAAGGTGCAGCCTTTGTTGAGTTTCAACCTGAAGTGCATATTGTGTCTCCATTTGAGATACCATTGCCTTGGGAACGACTAAAAGGGATTGACTATGGTTATGCATCTGAATCCTGCTGCCTGTGGGGGGCTGTGGACGTAAATGATGGAACTCTCATAATATACCGTGAATTATACCGAAAAGGCTTGACAGGAGTCGAATTAGCCTCTATAATAACAGATATGGAAATGGAAGACCCATTTTCTGTATCAGGTGTATTAGATACTGCTGCATGGGCAAAAACTGGTACAACAGGCCCAACCGTAGGGGAATCTCTAGTTCGAGCTGGTCATAAGCTTAGACGAGCAGATAAGAATAGAGTACAGGGGAAAATACAAATACACGAATATCTAAAGGTCAGAGAGAGTGGGAGGCCTAAGTTACAGATATTTAACACATGTCCGAACTTAATCAGAGAATTACAATCAATACCACTATCCAAAACAAATCCAGAAGATGTTGATACTCATGCATCAGACCATGCATACGATGCACTAAGGTATATGATAATGAGCCGACCAAGAATGCAAAGCTCATTGGACAGAATAAAAGGGATTAAAAGGGACTTATACCAACCTTTTGACTCTACTTTTGGTTATTAAATGGCAGACAGAGACAACACATTACTAAATGCAGATGAAATCTACATGGAAGTAGAAGGTGAGTCTGGTCAGCAATTAGAATTAGAAGATGACCAAAAGCTAAATCTTGTAGGTATAATAAACTCTAGATTCGACTCTGCCGAGGATGCTAGAAACTCTGACGAGAAACGTTGGATTACAGCATTTGAGAACTACAGGGGTTTATATAAAAAGAATCAAAAATTCAGGGAATCTGAAAAATCACGTGTCTTCGTTAAAATTACAAAAACTAAAGTCCTTGCTGCCTTTGGACAGTTAGTTGATGTTATTTTTGGGACAGGTAAGTTTCCTATTGGTATATCGGAAACAAAGATTCCAGAAGGAGAGTTAGCTCAAGCACATCTTGATATTAACAATCCTAATCCTGGTATAGAAACCAGCGAGCCTGAATTACCTGATGATATAGGCAATAGAGAAGGAGCTAATGTAAATCCTTTTGATGTTGGCTATGAGGGTGATGGCAGAACATTAGGCCCTGGGTCTACCTTTATGAAAGGTGAAGTATCAGAGCCTATTGAAGACCAAGTTCCTTTAAAAGAAGGAGCTATTCCTATACCTAATATACCTGAAGTAAACCCAGCACAAGAGTCTGCTAGAAGGATGGAACGTTTAGTCCATGACCAAATAGAAGAATCTAATGGGTCTTCAGAGATTAGAAATGCTTTATTAGAAGCAGCATTACTAGGTACAGGAATAGTCAAAGGCCCATTTAATTTTAATAAAAGATTAAATAAATGGATGAATACTCCTAATGGAAGAGAGTATAGTCCAGTAGATGTAAGAGTGCCTCGCATAGAGTTTGTAAGTTGTTGGGACTTTTATCCTGACCCTTCAGCTACAGATATGGATGAATGTGAATATGTCATTCATAGACACAGAATGAATCGTAGTCAATTAAGAGCATTGAGAAACATGCCTTATTTTGATGAAGATGCAATTAGAGAGTGTCTACAACAAGGCCCAAACTATGTAGATAGAGGTTATGAATCTCATTTAAGAGATGATAACAATGCTTACGATACTGAAACAACATTTGAAGTATTAGAGTATTGGGGCATTATGGATGCTGAATATGCTAAAGAAGCAGGCATCCAATTACCAGATGATATAGACGAACTAGATGAAGTTCAAATAAATGCATGGGTATGTGGAAACAAATTACTTAGAGCAGTAGTTAATCCATTTACACCATTTAGATTACCATATAATGCATTTCCGTATGAACGTAACCCATACAACTTTTTTGGTATAGGTGTTGCTGAAAATATGGATGACTCACAGCAAATTATGAATGGTCATGCAAGAATGGCTATTGATAACCTAGCTTTAGCAGGCTCGTTAGTTTTTGATGTTGACGAATCTGCTCTTGTCGGAGGACAGAATATGGAAGTTTATCCAGGCAAAGTATTCAGAAGACAAGCTGGAATGCCTGGTCAATCAATATATGGATTAAAGTTTCCAAATACTGCACCTGAAAACATGATGATGTTTGACAGGTTTAGACAGTTAGCTGACGAACAAACAGGAATACCTAGTTATTCACACGGTCAAACAGGTGTTCAGAGTATGACAAGGACTGCTTCAGGTATGTCCATGCTACTAGGAGCATCAAGTTTAAATATTAAAACTGTTATCAAAAACCTTGATGACTTTTTATTAAAACCTTTAGGAGAAGCTTACTATCAATGGAACATGCAGTTCCATGAAGGTGAGTTAGATATAGAGGGCGATTTAGAAGTTAGAGCTACTGGTACTAATAGCTTGATGCAGAAAGAAGTTAGAAGTCAAAGACTTACTATGTTCTTACAAACTGCACAAAATCCTGCTATTGCACCATTTGTTAAGATTTCTAAATTGGTTAGTGAACTTGCCTACAGCTTGGATTTAGACCCAGATGAAATTCTGAACGACCCTGAAGAAGCTGCATTGATGGCACAAATAATAGGAATGCAAAATGCTGGACAAAACGTTAGCGAAGAAACTCAACCCCTTGGTCAACCATCCCCAATGGGAGGGATTCCAGGAGTACCTCAAGAGCCAGCAGGCCTTGATAGTCAAGGAACTGGTGGTGGCACAATCGGAACAGGCAATGTACCGACTCCAGGGGAAGATGAATTTGCTGGATAGCTTAGAAAGTTTACCAGACAAAATAAAAGAAGCATTAACTAGAGGAGAACAATAATGTTAGATTTATTAGATACAATTTTAAAAATAGTTGGAGTAGTTCCATGGATAGTTTCAATCTGTTCAATGATTGCAGCTTTAACACCTACTCCACATGATGACAATTTAGTAAGCAAAGCTTACAAAGTTATTGATTGGTTTGCCCTAAATATAGGTAGAGCCAAGGAGAAATAAGATGGCAAGTATTTTATCACCAGACGAAATAAAAGATTTACCTAACGAAGGACTACAAAAGCTTGCTAAAGAAGCACCTGAAGTAGTTAAAAGAATGGGTTTTGAAGATGGAGGTGTAGCTATAATGATTGCACCTAAACAAGAGATGGAAGAAGCAGAACCTATGAAATCTGACGAAGAAATGGAAAACGATTATCTAGACTTTGTTGTAGAAGAATCTTTATCCGAAAGTGAAGAAAAATACTTATTAGAAAAACTAGAACAAGACGACAGACTTAGCCAAATATTTGATAAGGTTATGGAAGTCGCAACAGAATTTGCTGGGTCAGGAGCTGTAGAAGGCCCTGGTTCAGGAGTCTCCGATTCGATACCTGCGAGGTTATCGGATGGAGAGTTTGTCTTTACTGCCAAAGCAACTAAAGAACTCGGAGCTGACAAACTTCAGAATATGATGGAAGAAGCTGAGATGAGAGCAGATGGTTTGATGGAAAGACAAGCAAGAAGGAATGGGACTAACTATATGATGGATGATGTCCGTGAAGAAACTATTGGCTCAACTGATGCCAAAAGAACTTATGACCTGAACAGAGCAGAAGTCGAAGATACTGAAAAGAGAATCGCTGATGAAATGATTTCAGGTGGTATTCCCATTCGATAATAAACCGTAGGCTACCTATCATTCGATAGCCCCTACATAAACACCAGAAAGGCTACCTTTACAACAAGCCCTCTTGTCGACAAAGAGCTACCTTGTAACGAAGCCCTGAGTAAGGAGAGAAAAATGGCAGACAATCAAGTCGCACAAAATGAGGAACAAGCCAATCCTTATAACCAAAAAAAACCTTGGCATAAACCTGATGACAAAAAGTTTGTCTCAGCAGATGATAGTTTATTCTTTGAAGAACCTCAGAATAGACTATTCGACAGTAACGACATAACTCAAGCTGAGAATGTTAATACTGAGGAGTTAGAATCTAAGAAACAGGAGTTATCAACAGATACTCCTTATCAGAAGCCTGACTATAAAAAACGTTATGATGACCTAAAAAGACATTATGACTCTAAACTCGAAGAGTTCAAAGCTAGAGAACAAGAGTTGAGACAAGAAGCGAAAGCTCAGTATCAACCTCCAAAGTCTTTAGAAGAACTTGAAAAGTTTAAACAGGAACATCCTGATTTTTATGCAGTTGCAGAAACTGTAGCTCACTTACAAAGTAATGAGAGAGTTCAAGATTTAGAACAAATCATTGCAGACATGAGAGGGAATGAAATTAAGATGAAGAAAGGTGAGGCTGAAAGAAGATTGAGAGAAAGACATCCTGACTTTGATGATATTCGCAATAGTGATGATTTTCATAATTGGGCTAAAGAACAACCTCAGTCTATCCAGGATTGGATTTATAACAATGCTGAAGATGCAGACTTAGCATCAAGAGCTTTGGATTTATTTAAAAAGGATTTAGGCATAGAACTTCCAAGTGTAAAGCCAGTTTCTCAAAAGCCTGTTCAATCTGCTGCCGATATGGTATCAACTAAAACAACAACAGTTGACCCTAAGCAGGAGAGAGTATGGACAGAAAAGGAGATAAATGCCATGAGCATGGATGAATTTGATAAATACGAAAAGGAAATATCAGAGGCCATGCAACAAGGTAGAATTATCAGAGATTAACTATATTAACTTAAAGGAGTAAGTATCATGGCACAATATTTTGAGCCTTCAACCGATACCGATGCTAACTTTGCTAACTCCGTAAGTGGACAAGCTAATAGTTATTTCTTACCTTCCGTTTACTCTAGAAAGGTTTTAAACTTTTTCAGAAAAGCGAGTGTGGTAGAAGCTATTACAAACACCGACTATGCTGGTGAAATATCTGCTTATGGAGACTCAGTAAAGATTATCAAAGAGCCTGTAATCTCAGTATCAGACTATACTAGAGGTTCAGACACATCTGCTACTAAGTTGACAGACCAAGAGTTAAACCTCGTTGTTGATAGTGCTAAAGCTTTCAAATTCATCGTAGATGATATTGAAACTAACATGTCACATGTAAACTTCAAGGAAGTTGCATCTTCAAGTGCAGCTTATGCTCTAAAAGATTCATACGATGCTGCTGTTATAGCATCTATGTTCTCTGGTGTATCAGCTTCAAGCCCAGACCATATTATTGGTTCTGATAGTGCAACAGCAGATTCTACATTGTCACATGCAACCAATTCAGTCGACCTATTAGGTTCAGACGGAACTGGTGTTGATGCATTAGACTTAATGGCTAGACTAGCTAGAAAATTAGACGACCAAAATGTACCTGAAGAAGGTAGATGGTTTGTCGCAAGCCCAGACTTCTATGAAGAGCTAGGCAAATCTGGTTCAAAGCTATTATCAGTTGACTTCAATGCAGGTCAAGGTTCTATTAGAAATGGCTTAGTATCAAGTGGAAAACTAAGAGGATTTGATATGTACAAATCTAACAATATCGCTGCAACATCAAATGCAACAGGTAAAGTGTTAGCTGGACATATCAGTTCAACAGCTACTGCTAATACAATCCTTTCAACAGAAGTTATCAGAGACCCAAGTTCTTTTGGTGACATCGTGAGAGGTCTTCATGTCTACGGAGCAAAAGTTCTTAGACCAGAAGCATTAGTAAGTGCTTTTTACGTTATTGACTAATAACAACTAGGGGGAGGCTACGGTCTCCTCCACTTTTAATTTAAGGGAGAAACAAATGCCGTATCACACAAAAAAGAAAATGGGTCATGGTGGAAAAGTCATGCGAGAAAAAATGATGGGTGGTGGAATGATGCACCGTCAGAAAAAAGGTATGGGTGGCAGAATGATGTATGGCCATGGTGGAGAAGTCACTATGGAAGGAACTCAGCCTAAGTACAAAGGCACACCAAAGTGCATGCCTAACTAATGAAAGTTAAAGCACCCAAAGGCTACCATTGGATGAAACAACCCAAAGGTGGTTACAAGTTAATGAAACATAAAGGAAAGTTTGTGAAACATAAAGGAGCAAGCTTGACTGCTAACTTTGCAATACAAAAGGTACATAAAAAATAATGGCTACGACATATTTAGAATTAACAAACCAAGCATTAAGAGAACTCAATGAAATACCTTTAACATCTGCTAACTTTGCAGATGCTGTAGGTTTACAACAGTTTGTAAAAGATTCTATAAACAAGTCGATTTTTGATATTGCTAATGAAGAACCTCAGTTACCTTTCTTTAGTGCTGGAGTTAGTGGAGGTACAGACCCTTTCTATGGGAATGTAACTGTAGCTACTGTGGCAGGACAAAGATGGTATACGTTGAAAGCTGGGAGTTCAGATATAACAACAGATTATGCCTCAATAGATTGGGATGATTTTTTAATTACAACAGTAAATGTGTCTGGAGAATCTGCTCCATTTGTATCTAAAGGATTAAAGTATATAACTTTAGATGAATGGACTAGATATTATAGAGACCAAGAAAATTTAGACGATGCTGATACTCAAGCACGTGGTGAACCAGCAAGGGTATATAGAAGTCCAGATAATAGAAAGTTTGGTCTAAGTCCAATACCTGACAAAGTTTATAATGTTCACTTCTATGCTTATGAAAAGCCAACAGCTTTATCAGCACATGGAGACACTATAGCTTTTCCAGACCAATACTCAAATGTAATTACAGCTAGAACTAGATACTACGTTTGGCAGTTTAAAGACAGTCCTCAACAGGCAGCTTTTGCTTTGGAAGATTTTAAAAAGGGAATGAGAAATATGAAAAAGAACCTTTTAAATCCACAGCCTAAGTATATTACTGATGATAGGATTTACTTTTAATGGCAAACTCACAACCGTTTACAGTAGCTTGCGAAGGTGGATTAATAAAATCTACAAACTCGTTAGCTTTATTAAGAACTCCAGGTTTTGCTACAAAGCTTAGAAACTTTGAAGTAGGTACTGAGGGTGGTTATAGACGTGTAAGTGGCTTTACTAGATTTGGTGGAGATGATGCTGTTAATCCTAACGGCACAAATAAAATATTAGGATTACAAGTTTATGCAGATGGAGTCATAGCTTGTGCAGGAGATGGGATATTTTTTAGCCAAGACGGAACTAGCTGGCTACAAATAAATAGAACAGGAGTTTCTTCTAGTGGAGATAACTACACTACCTTTATAGGAAGAAGCACACTAGCTAGAACTAATCAAGGACAATGTACGTTTGATGTCTTTGAAGGTGCTAGTGATTTTGGTGATGTCTTAATAGTAGACGGAGCTAATAAACCATTCAGATTTAGAATGGAAGGAACAGGAGTTCTAACAAGTAGAACTTTTATAACAGAGGAGATTACAGTAAGTGGAACTGTAGCTCCCAAAGTAGGAACAATCCACGATAAACACTTTGTTGTTGCTGGTGATTCTAGTCAAAAGAACACTATCTTTTTTAGTGGAGTCAATGAAGTCAACAACTTTAGTGCAGCTACGGCAGGTAATATATCTTTAGAGGATGCTGTAGTTGGAATAAAAAGCTTCCGTAATGAATTATTTATATTTTGTAGAGAGAGTATTCACAAACTAGTAAATATAAATGATTCAAGTTCGATAGCTATAGTGCCTGTTACAGATAACGTTGGTTGTCTAGACGGACAAAGCATACAGGAGATTGCTGGTGATTTGATATTTTTAGCACCAGATGGTTTCAGAACAGTTGCAGGTACATCAAGAATTGGTGATATTGAGTTAAGTAGTATTAGTAAACAAATACAGCCGTTAGTACAAAAGATAGCAGAAAGAATTAACTCATTTACTATCAGTAGTGTAGTTATAGGTGATAGGTCTCAGTATAGATTATTTTATGTAGATGCAGGTTCAGACACTACATCAAGTTCTAAAGGAATTATAGGAACATTAAGACCAGGTTCTACTGCTAATCCAAATGCAGGATTTCAATGGTCAGAAACATTAGGTATTCAATGTCCTGCAATAACAGCAGGTTTTGATAATAACGGACTAGAAAAATATTTCCATGGAGATTTGGAAGGAAGAGTTTTCAAACATGATGAAGGAAATAGTTTTAATGGTGCAAATGTAATAGCTGAATACGAAACTCCAAACATTGATTATGGAGATTTAGGTACATTAAAGACTTTACATTTTATAAAAATATCATTTGGCCCAGAGGGTGAAGTAACTCCAGTATTAAGAGTTAGATATAATTATGATGACCCTAATCATCCTCAGCCAGCAGATTATATATTAGATAGAATACCACCTCCATCTTTATTTGGAGAAGCAACATTTGGTATTGGAGCAGTTTTTGGTGCTTCAGAGAAACCATTAGTAAGACAACAACTACAAGGGAGTGGACATAGTAATATGTTCAGAATTAGAAGTGACGATACAAAGTCTCCATACACAGTAAATGGATTTTTTGTAGACTACGTACCTTCAGGCAGGAGATAAAACATGGCAGGATATACACGACAAAGTACGTTTTCAGATGGCGATACCATCACAGCAGCAATATTCAATAATGAATATAATGCTATAGCAAATGCTTTTCATAACCAAACAGGACACAAGCATGACGGCACAGCAGCCGAAGGCCCAGTCATAGGTGTTATTGGAGATGCAGGGGTAGTCACACCTCTTAATAAAGTATTAATAGATACAACTAATGACCATATTGAATTTTGGATAGATGATTCAAGCAGTTCAGTACAGCAATTATATATAGGCAATGGAGTTATTGCTCCTGTCACAGATAGCGACATTGACCTAGGTACAAGTGCTTTACGATTCAAAGATGCTTATATAGATACAATAACTACAACAAGTAATGTTTCTGTAGGAGGAAATCTAACTGTTACAGGTACTACTACATTAAATGGAGGAACATTAACATTAGGAGATGCAGCATCAGACAATGTTGTTTTTGGTGCAGATGTAGATTCTAGTATTATACCAGATGATGACGATACGTATGACTTAGGTTCAACAACCCAAGAGTGGAGAAATTTATTTATTGATGGTACTGCTAATATTGATAGCTTAGTATTAGGTAGTGGTGAAACTGTTACAAGTATTCTTGATGAAGATGGACTAACTTCAAATAGTGCTACTGCTTTAGCAACTCAACAATCTATTAAAGCTTATGTTGATGCACAACTAACAGCACAAGACTTAGACTTCCAAGGTGATTCAGGTGGAGCATTATCTATTGATTTAGATAGTGAAACTCTTGATATAGCTGGTGGTACAGGTATTGATACAGCAGGTTCTGGTAATACATTAACAGTTGCTATTGATTCTACTGTAGCAACTTTAACAGGTTCACAAACTTTAACAAACAAAACAATAGATGTAGATAACAATACGTTATCTAATATAGAAGTAGACAATCTTAAGTCTGGAGTTTTAGATACAGATATATCTTCCGTAGCAGGAACAGACACAACACTTGCTTCAGCTAAAGCTATTAAGACTTATGTTGATGCTCAAGTAACAGCTCAAGATTTAGATGCTACTACTGATAGTGGTACAGTTGCAATAGACCTAGATAGTGAAACATTAACTATTGCAGGTGGAGAAGGTATAGATACTTCAGGTTCTGGTAATACAATTACAATTACAGGTGAACTAGCCACAGAAACAAATGCTGGTGTTGCTACTTTTGATGGTACTGACTTTACAGTTTCTTCAGGTGATGTAACTCTAAATGCAGAAAGAATACAAGATATTACTGGGGCAATGTTCTCAGGAAATACTGAGACAGGTATTGCAATTACTTATGATGATAGTGACGGAACAATAGATGCAGTAGTTAGCTTATCGCCATTTGATACAGATAACTTATCAGAAGGCTCAAGTAATTTATATTATACAAATGCTAGAGTAAGAAGTCATATTACAGGTTCTGACCTGGATATGGGTGGTAATAAAGTATTATTTGGTAATCTTTATTCTAATGAATCTGATTTACCAAGTGCATCAACATATCATGGTATGTTTGCACACGTTCATGCAACAGGTAAAGGTTACTTTGCACACGGTGGTCAATGGCATAAATTATTAGATGAGTCATCTTCTGATACTGGTGATTTAACAGAAGGAAGTAATTTATATTTTACAAATGCTAGAGCAGATGCTAGAGCAGATGCAAGGATAGCAGCATCTTCAACAGATGACCTATCAGAAGGTTCAAGCAATTTATATCATACAGTAGAAAGAGTACAAGATGTAGTTGGTGGTATGGTTTCTTCTAATACTGAAAATGGTATTAGTGTAACCTATGACGATAGTGATGGTACTTTAGACTTTGATGTTAATGACCCTACTATTACTTTAGCAGGAGATGTGACTGGTTCAGCAACAATGACTAACCTAGGTAATGTTTCTATTACTACAACAGTTGCAGCAAACTCAGTTGCTTTAGGTACAGATACAACAGGAGATTATGTTGATAGTTTAGTAGCAGGAACTGGTGTTACTTTAACTAATAACTCAGGCGAAAGTGCTACACCTACAGTAGCTATTGGACAAGCAGTAGAAACAAATTCAAGTGTAACTTTTGGTTCAGTTACAACTACAGGTAATACTACCGTAGGAGGAAATTTAGTTGTAAATGGAACTACGACCACACTTAATACTGCCACTTTAGATGTTGAAGATAATAATATAACACTTAACAAAGGTTCAGGCGATACATCAGGTTCAGCAGATGGTGCAGGTATTACAATTCAAGATGCTGTTAATTCTTCTACAGATGCAACTATAGCCTGGAGTGCAGCTAATGATAATTTTGTGTTCTCACATGAAGTAGTTGCTCCAAGTTTAGATATATCAGGTAATGTAGATATTGATGGCACATTAGAAACAGATGCATTAACTATTAATGGTACAGCTTCAGTTCCTTTTGAATCTGCTGACCATAGTAAATTAGATGGTATAGAAGCAAATGCAACAGCAGACCAAACTGCTTCTGAGATTAGAGCATTAGTTGAAGCAGCAACAGACTCAAATGTATTCACAGATGCTGACCACACTAAACTTAATAATATTGAAGCCAATGCTACAGGAGACCAAACTGCTAGTGAAATAAAAGCTTTATATGAAGGTAATTCAGATACAAATGCATTTACTGATGCAGATGAAAGTAAGTTAGATGGTATAGAAGCAAATGCTACAGCAGACCAAACAGATGAAGAAATACAAGATATAGTAGGTGGAATGCTTACTGGTAATACTGAAACAGGTATTACTGTTACATATCAAGATGCAGATGGTACAATAGATTTTGTTGTAGCATCTCAAACAGATGAAAACTTTACAACAGCAGACCATGCTAAATTAGATGGTATAGAAGCTGGAGCTACTGGCGACCAAACAGCAGCAGAAATTAGAGCATTAGTAGAATCTGCTAGTGATTCTAATGTATTTACTGATGCTGACCATACCAAGTTAAACGGTATTGAAGCTAGTGCTGATGTTACAGACTCAGCAAATGTTGGAAGTGCTTTAACAGGATTTAGCACAGGTACAGATGCTGATAGTGCTGATTTAATAGCTTACTATGATGTAAGTGCAAATGCTTGGGAAAAAGGAACTATATCAGATGTAGCTTTACAAGGTGATAAAGGTCAGAAAGGTGAAGGTGGAGTTCTTGGTTCTAAAGGTCAGAAAGGTGAAGTAGGTAACACAGGTAGTAACGGTGATAAAGGCCAGAAGGGACAAAAAGGTGAAGTCGGAGCTACAGGTAATGCAGGTGGCGATGGAGATAAAGGTCAGAAAGGTGAAGTAGGTGCTTCAGGTTCTAACGGTGCTAAAGGCCAAAAAGGTGAAGTAGGTGCTACAGGTTCTAAAGGACAAAAAGGTGAGGCAGGTGTTGATGGTGCTGCTTCAGACGGTACTAAAGGTCAGAAAGGACAAAAAGGTGAAGTAGGTGCTACAGGTTCTAAAGGACAGAAAGGTGAAGTAGGTAACACAGGTGCTGCTGGTAATGATGGTACTGATGGCGATAAAGGTCAAAAAGGTGAAGTAGGTGCTGCTGGTAGTAACGGTTCAAACGGTTCAAAGGGACAAAAAGGTGAAGTAGGAGCTACAGGTAACAATGGTTCTAACGGTTCTGACGGTGACAAAGGTCAGAAAGGTGAAGCAGGAACTAATGGTTCTAATGGTTCTAATGGCTCAAAAGGTGAGAAAGGTCAAAAAGGACAAACAGGTAACACAGGTGCTGCTGGTAATGACGGTAATGACGGTGCTAAAGGACAGAAAGGTGAGAAAGGCCAGAAAGGTGAAGTAGGTGCTACAGGTTCTAAGGGACAGAAAGGTGAAGTAGGTGCTACAGGTTCTAAGGGACAGAAAGGTGAGAAAGGTCAGAAAGGTGTAAAAGGACAAGAAGGAAACTTCGGTGGACAAACATTTGCTTATGACTTTGATACAGGTACTTCAGATGCAGACCCAGGTAATGGTGAGTTAAGATTAAATAACGGTACTGTATCTAGTGCAAGTATATTATATATTGATGACCAAGATTCAGGTGGT